AGAAGCTTTTGCATAGGATCCAATGACTGGATGATTAACCAAAACTCCCGACATTGCTGCAACAGCACTACTGACCATCTCAACAGGTCCTCGTCGCAGCTCTGACTGGGTTGCAATGTCAATACGTGTGGCTGTCAAGCCTGCCAACTTCGCGCCAACTACACGAGCTCTAATATGAACAGAAGCATTAGTAGTACCAGCAGCAGAAGACACATTAAGCAATGGTGCCATATATAAGTCTCCCAAATCATCTATATCTGAGAAATCAGTAGCACTGGACAAGTCACTAGAACTTTCATTGTAAAGCCTGACCATAGGCTTAAGACAAATAAAGGGTAACTTCATAACAACAGTGTTATTTGACTTGACATCGAGATACGCACATTGTTTAGACTGACTAAGATACGCCCATAACATATACCTAACACCATAAGTGGAAAAATTAGTTTCAATAGCGGTAAGAGCTGCATTCTCCAAAGCAAGTGGCTGGTATGAGAGCAAGAGAATTCCTCTATCAGAAGGTGTTCCTGATGTAGTAATAGTAACTTCCAAATAAGAACAACTAAAAAATGCAAAATTTCGTAAACGAGATCTAACAGTAGGGTCGGAGAAATAATCGGACCATATATTAAATACTTGCAACGTATCTGAAATATTAGAGTTGTAAATAGTAACTGGTCGTGCAAATATATCATCATTGGTCAAATGAGTGGACTCAATAAGATTAAATATATTGCCTTCTGGAACCTTAATCTCATCACGAATTGTTTCAATTAAGTTCTCATTTGTACTCATCATCTTTACTTCACCCAAAGCATCAGATTCCGCAGATTGAAAAGAAAATTTCATATCGAGGTTTTCTGCTTCAAGCTTCTCTATAAGAGTCGATACTTTCTTTCGCATTCTTCTGCGCATTTTAATGGGCAAAGATGGATTACGCAGAGATTTTGCTAACCCATATAACTCACCAAGTTTTAGATCTTGTAAGTCGAGATCTTCATATTTTTCTTCAGCATACCATTGTGGTTTATCGTCGACACGGTTTACGGTATCATAGCCGTTCGACGTTGAAGTAAGGGATAAAAATCCCTGGTTAAGTGCATAAGATTGCGTAAAAAACGACCCCACTTCAAAGGGCAATTCTTCCGTAACCACATCCTGTGCACGATTTCCCCACATTCTATTTGAACAATCCAAAAAGGTGGGTAGGGAACCACATTCGACTAAGTATTTTTCCTCATACAAAGTCTTAACTCTATTTACCATTTCTAAATATTTTTCTTCATCTTCTGGCATATAACAAAATATTTC